TGTGGTACCATCGAGGCTCGCTCTACTGACTTGGTTTCCTGCATCCTGAGCGCCGCATATAAGGAACGACTTACCTATCAGTTCGTTGCTTTGGAACGAGATTTGGCTAGTAGACGCTCCATTATATACATAGCTTGCAAATGCAAGGCTGCCTCCATTTATCTTTCCGTATACCTTCAAGCCTTCCGAAGGAGCGGCACCAAAAATACCTATGCCTTTGCCATTCGGATGAACATGTACCAGTCTGAAGGTGGACGTTATGATGTCCCGCTTCGTGTTTCCCGTTGTCGCCCGGTCTGCGATCGTCAGGATCACATTGTAGTTCACGTCCTCGTCGAGTGAGCTGCCGGTGATCGATATGGTGAGCGTACCTGTCAGAGACGCCAACGCGGTCCCGCTTGCGCAGATCACACCGTCGCCTGACTTGACTGTCGTGTTGCCGTTCTTGATCTGATACGCGATCTTGATGTCGCCTGTCGTGCCAAGCTGGTTTGCAGAGTGTAGCTTGTATTGGCATGTTATCGTCGCATTTTTCTCATTGTTTGAATCTCGAATCGCCGTCTCGCCTAATATCTCCGGGGGCGAATAATCAGAACACGTGACTGTAATTGTTGCTGATGCCGTGAGGCCTCTGCTGTTCTTTGCTGTGGCAGTCACAGTAATAGATGTGGCATTCAGTGTACCAAGCGCCAGAGTCAGCGATGTCTGAGTGGTTCCGGTCATGCTCTTTCCGTTACCGGATACAGACGAGCTGGATATCGGAACCGTCACTAATCCTCCGGTATAGCTCCATGTGTTCTTTATCGCCGCCGTAACGCTCGCAGTGCAGATGCCTTTTAGGTATCCGAATGTTGCGGGCGCGGGCGACGACTGCGACTTCGATGATGTCAGTGTGATCGTAGGATACAGATTGACGTTTATCGTCATCGCGATGTCCGTGCCATCTGCGTCTCCGCTAATCGAGCTCGCCACCATAACCTGCAGGCGGTTCATGCCGTCCTCGAGCTTATCGTTTGCGATGTCTCCCATTCGCGCGTTTCCCGAATACGCCGTGACTGTCGCTGTTGTTCCTGTTTTTGTGAACACGGCCTTGTATATAGCAATTTCGTGCCCCGTGTTTGAGTTTTGTAATTCGAAGAATATATACCTCGTTATCGCTGTTCCGGATTTATTCCTTTTGACCGTCGGTACATAAGCATTCTTGAAATATGTATTTATGCCGGCCTCGGTCACGGTTATCGCGGACGGAGTTGATATCGTGAACTTGTAGCTTCCGTGTGTGATACTTACTGACATTATGCACCTACTTTCTTAAGTGTCAGACTTCCGTCTGCGTTAGCAATCCAAACAAAATTACCTATAGCAAAATACTTCTGTGCCTCTACAACGCTCGAAATCAGGCCGAAGAGGTTCTGTGTATCCGACAAGCCGAAATATGCTGTCGGCTCGCTTTCTACACCCTCTCCGTTGTTTCTATAAAAACCGAGGCTCGCATTTGTTACCATTGCAACGTATGCGGAGAGCTGTTCATTCCCGATCACGACAACCGGAGTCCCGCCATCAAGTCCGTACAGAGACAGGTAACCATTCCAATCCAAGTCCTTTATTCTTCCGTCCAGGTTTACCGACATGGCCTCGAACTCAGAACTTGTAACCATGCTGGCGAGGGCTAAATCGACCTCCTCAGACCATCCTAGGAGCGAATTCGCGATCCCAAGCGCCTCTGCAGCGGTCGCATCGTCCGTGGCTGACAGTGTCCAGTCCTCCCCGGAAAAGTCTTCTCCGTCCGTCTTTCCGGTTACACATGTGTACAGCTCATGTATCTGTTCGCTCGATTCCTCGAGATATGTCAGGAGCCATATGTCTCCAACGCTGTACGGCGGAGACGGAACGTCCTCTCCTGTGGTCTGGAACGTCTTCGCCTTTTTCTTTGCTACATTTCCGGCAGCATCCGCAGCCTCTTTAGCCTCTCCAGCTTTGCTGTCAGCTTCATAAGCAGCGTCTCTGGCTTTTATTGCCATTCTGTCTCCGGTAGGCGGCTCTGAAGCATTGCCTACAAGCCATGCTCCTCCTCCAGATACCCTGGCCTTTACAACGTCTCCAGGTTCACAAGCTATAGTCCTTTCAACAGGAGTCTCGTCTATGCCTCCATTAAGCTTTACCCAGGCAGTATCTCCTTCGACCCTCTGAACAACTCCAGAAGTGTCATACGGAGAAGGCTTATTCCTGCCATTGTCATTGATGCTGCTTATCAGTTCCTTTACAACCTTATTCAGGCTCATGCTGCCATCGCCTCCTCCGCTGTAGTTGCTCTGTGATCCAACGATATCTTTTGCGACGCGACGCTGAATATTCCTTCTATGCCTTGTTCAGGATAGTGGAGCCTCACAAGATCAGTCACTGTAACATTCGGGTGATAACTCCTACTATAGGACAGCTTAACCGACACCGACTGTAGCTCCTTGAGCCTGCGTTTTGCGTAAGACCTCAGTGATTCACCGTCTCCAAGCTTTGCACTTGATTCCTCGTTCCACACTTCTCTGCCACGAGACACAGTGGACAACCTTGACTCAGGGTCATCGTCGTAGACAGTAACGGAATTATCGCCAGAAGTGACTCTGAGGACATTCGGGCAACTGAACATATCATCTGCTACGTCAACAGGAGGTTCTATGCAGTCGCTGCCAATAGAGCTGAATACTGCCGACACGTCTTCGGCTTTCGGACAGATATGGATTACTCCGTCTCCGCCTATCCACAGCCTCCAGCCTATGGCATTGAGCACCTTGTCCACCATAGTGGCATTGGTTTCGTTGTTTTCAGCTATGATATGCTGAGACAGCCGAGGGGAGCCTTCAGCTATGTCAACAGGAGCCGGACATACAGAGAGCAACTGCTTTATCACATCGGTAGCAACGAACCCTCTCGCTGCGTACCAGCCTATCGGGAGCCTTACATCATCCGCGGATTTCAGAACTGAGTAGCACTGAATCTTTTTGTCTATGGTCGCTCCGTCTATGCTTTCTTTCGGGGTCGATGTCAGGCCGGTGAATATAGCTATATGATCATAGCTGCCGTCCTGCTCGACATCCATCCATATCCTTATCCATTTATCAGAACCGCCGTCGTAGTTGTCGCTAACTATGTCTGCCGAGTGGCGGAGTCCAGTATTTACACGATTGACGCTGCCTTCGGTTATCTCAAACCTCGAGGCGTCCTGCCATGTTTCCGGATTAACCATGCAAGCGTAATATGACGCTCCAAACCCTTTAGTCCAATCCATTACTGTTCTCCTAGCCACTGGTCATATGTCATACCGTCAAAGCCCTCGTTGTCTATCCTTGATATGCTCATGCTGAACTCTATAACTTTGCCAAGCTTCTCGTGTTTCCAGTCGTCAGACACCTGAATATCACAAGCGAAGCTTGACCCTTCATAGGTCCTTATGTGGCATATGCCGTCGTGCTCTGCAAGAATACGGAACTTCTCAATGATGTCACCCTCTATAATCGGAATGACTACAGAAGCCATATCAGTGTCTCGCTCTACGCCAGTTTTCCAATAGCCCTTTACAGAGCCGCCGAGATACTTCTTTCTCTGGAAGTCCTTCTTCCACTTATTCGAGAAGTCAACATTGTACATCAGGAACAGCTGCTCATCGCCAAAGTCTATGATAGCCTTGTACTTCGAGAGCAACGCGGCTCCCTCTGCATCCTGAATATCATAGAACGCAATGATCCCATCACCTGTGACATAGCCACCGTCTACCGTCTTGAATACGAGTCTGTATCCGCCGTACTCTCCTATAGCCGGGTACGGGTCTATGTAGCTGTCTCCAAACTCGGCATTCTCATATACGAGCTCAGGGCTGTCCGCCGATAGCCTGTATATGTCGCACCTATCAGTTCCGATAGCCCCTGTAGGCGCAATAGGATATATCCTGGCTACCATACGCTCCTGATCTATGACCACTCTTCCGGACGGCATTATCGCCTTGCGAGCCCAGTCGACATCGAAGTCTCTCTTGAGGCTCTTGAACTGGCCTACGTTGTCCTGAATCGTGGCCGTGAGAGTGTACTGTCCTCCGTCGTCGAGTGAGCCTATCAGGTCATCGAGTCCTATAGTGAACAGACCGTCTTCGTTCTGAATATCGGCTATGACTTCGTCCTTATATCCGTGTCTGACATCGTCATCAGGCCTCTGAATGTCGTATGCTTCTCTCCTTGTCACCACCACGGAGTATCTGCCACCAGTGCCGGCTCCAGTGAGTGTGACTTCAAGAGGCATCTCCGTCAGCGCATAGCCATTGCCCTTGTCTGCATCGCTTACGGCTTCGAGAGAGGTGGTCATATTACTATCATCGACATCGAGCGGTGGCACTACCGTTATGGCTATGACATCGCTATATCCGCTTGACAGTTCTGAGCCTGACACGACCTCTACGCACAGATACTTCGTGCCTGCCGTATCCCATCCATCAAGATCGATGTGCTGCTTCGCATCTGCTCTGCCTACTTCTGTACGATTGCCCCCAGAAACCTCGTATATAACTGCTTGAGCCTGTAAAGTGCCATCAGTAGAGGAATAATCCCATGACGCTGTAAAACCCTCTCCTACGGCAATTATGTCCTTTGAGAGGGCTAGTGTCGGTACATTAGGTGATGACGCAAGGTTGACTTCAGCTATGGCAGAATACGGGCTGTATGTTTTCGTGTCGCCTATATCCTGAACCGATCTGACCCTCACGTACCAAGTCTTGCCTTTTCCAAGGCCGGCTATCAACCACGAAGCGGCAAATGGGCTCTCTATCATGAAGGTCGACGGTGGATTCGTGGACTCCCATGCCTTTTTGTCGTCAGCCCAGGACAGCTCTATGTTGTTTGCGTCTTCCCAGTTATTCGTCCAGCTGACACGAACATTGTCATCCTCCGCTACAGCTGTTACGTTGGTAGGAGGCACTGCTACGGTACCGCCCTGCCACACATCATCGGAGATCATCTCTCTGCCCTGAGATACGGCTCTTACTCCAAAAACAACAGTATCTTCCGCTGTCCATGCAGGGAGGTTACTCAGGTCTACATAGGCCGGACTTCCGGTTATGTATCCGACGACTTTTTCCTCTCCATTTTTGCGGAAGATTACCTCTATCTTCGAGCTTGGCACGGAGGATGCATTGTCAGCTGCAACCCTCGCCGTGCGGTTGTCCATATCTACGTTGCTGACGACGAGGTTGGTAGGCGTCTTCATCTTGCCTATCTTCCTGAGTACGGCGGCTCCTTTTGTGGTAATGTCGTCATGCTTGGTGTTGATTCGTGTATACATACACTCATCCAGATCAAGCTGTCTGCTGGTGGTAACAACTACAGCTTCGCTCCCGTCAGTATCCTTGACCGTTGTGAACGTATTCCAGATGCTGTCATCGTCGGGGCACGACATATCAGCAAGAGGCTTGGTTATAGCCCACTGAACTATAGACTCATCTATCGGGTGGTCTTTGCCGTAAGACGTGTTCCACTCTACGAGTGCGGAGTGGCCTCCATCGACATCTTTTGCATTCTCGCCATTTGTCTGAACAGACTGCTTTGGCGCTGCGTATACGTGTTTCGAGTATGCCGGTTCAGAGTCTCCTCCTATTCCACAAGCCACTATCTTGAATAGCCTTGTGTGAGTGCCTGTAGCTATTTCTGATGTATTCTCCGTGTAGGTCTTGTAGCTGCTTGCAGATGTAGACTCTTCGTACTCAGCCCCACTCCAGTCTGCGTCCTTCGGATCGCATGTGCAGTTTGCAAGAAGCTTCGACCATATCTTCACCTTCTTGAACGGATAGTGAGTGTCAGCTCCTGTATCAGCTACACTCCATGAGAACTTGCACTTGTTTGCGTATTCATCATCCAGTTCAGCTGTTACAGACGGCTTTCTAGGAGGGTTGAGCGTGAACTCCTTGTCAGCCCAGTCTGACCACTTCTTGTTATCACTCTTCGGGTCTGAATTGCCTCTAACATGAAACGTGAACTTCGCCAGTTTCTTTTTGCCAGATGTTGGATAGTAGTTGTCAGCACTGAGGGTGATGACCTTCTTCTTGACAGTCTTACCTATGCTGACTTCCGACTGGCCTGTGGATTTGAACTTCTGGCCATCTCCGTAGCCGGCTTTCGGTATAGTCCACTCACATGTGAATTTTAGCCCGTTGCGTGTTATCTTAAGGCCTGTAGGCTTGCTTGATTTCGTAGTTTTCTTCTTGCCCATTACGCAGTCCTCATTTGCAGCTGGAACTCATCAACCAGCCTCGCGGCATAGCTTTCAGGGTTTTCAGCTCCGTCTACATAGAACGTGTTGTAGAAATTGTTTACAGTCTGAGCAGCCTTATCTTTAACAGCCTCCTTGATGTCTCCCATGAGGGCCTGCTTTCCATAAAGCATCTCATCTGTAGTCTCGCCCGCGGTCCTCTCGAAGACCGTGGCCTTTTTGAAAATGTACGGCTGGTTTGCAGCCTTGGCGAAGCGTTCCTGAGTGACAGTAGAGCTTGTAGTCGCGCTGTCTCCGCTCGCCTTAGCATGAAGCGATACCTTTGGAATCCAGCCACTGAACAGCTTGCCGATGCTGAACGGGAACATGCCCTTGATCGCACTGATAATGCTGCTTACCTTATCCTTGGCTGCGTTCATCTTGTCTGATATGGCATTCTTGATGCTGTCGAAGGTTGACGACACTTTGTCCTTGATTCCCTGCACTGTCGAGGAGATTGTGGACTTGATGCCGTTCCAGATAGCTGATGCGGTGGACTTCATAGCATTCCACTTAGCAGATACTGCCGAAGCAAGAGCTGCTACCTTGCCAGATATCGAGGACTTTATGTTGTCCCATATGGCATCGAGTTTGGCTTTCAGCTCCTTAGCCTTATCCTTGATATCGTCCCAGTGCTTGTATATCAGCAGAGCAGCCGCCATGATCGCTGCGGCTACTGCCAAAAATGCAACACCTACGGGACCTATAGCTGCGACAACCGAGCCGATAAGTGGGAGCAGCTTTGAGCCGATAGAGATCGCAGTGCCTACACCGGATATCAGCGTGCCACCTACAGTTATCAGTGTTCCTACAGCTCCTACGACATTTCCTATCAGCGATATGATAGGTCCTGCTGCAAGGATGCCGGCTATGAGAAGTGCAGTCTTCTGCGGGCCAAGAGTCTCATATATCTTCTTTCCTATATCGACAACCTTTTTGCCGATATCTATGAATGGCTGTATTACACCGAACAGAGTCTGTGCTGACCCGCTCATGGAGTCGAGGTCAACTTTTCCAGTTCTTATATATTCGACCACCGCTCCAAAAGTCTCACCAAATATGGCTCCGAACTCAGCGGCTTTATCGCCAGCTGTTACCAGCCATTCGTTGAACTGTGTGATAAGAGGCAGCACCTGACCGGCAAATGTAGTGGCATCATCAGAGGCTCCAAGGAACTTCTCGCCAATACGGCCTATATAAGCTACCGTACTGTCTATAGCTCCGTTCAGGGTGCTTGCGCCCATAGTAGCGGCCGCATTGCCGATGTTGTCTTCTATAGCCTTCTCGAAGTCTTCAAGCGTGATCTTGCCAGCCGAAACGTCCTTTTTGAGCTGATCCATTGACTTGCCGGTGCTGTCCTGCAGCCACTGCCAAATAGGTACCGACCTGTCTGCAAGCTGCTGCACTACCTCAGTGGTCAGCTTGCCATTGGATGCAACCTTGCCAAATACCGAAGACATTTCCCCAAGAGGCACGTTGGCAAAAGTTGCTGTGTCTGCCACCGCCTGGATATATGACTCGAGCTTATTGTTGGATACTCCAGAACCGAGAGCCATTGAAGCGGCCTCTGCCATTTCTGCCATCGAGAACTTGGTAGGTGTGACCACCTTTTCGATAGTCTCGAAAACCTTCGCAGCCTCCTCGCCCTCGATGTTCATGGCCTTGAGCTTGGCCTTGGCCTGATCGAGCGTGGACAGTCTAGTCCAGCCTTTACTCAGCACCATGCCGGCAAGAGCTTTTCCTGCAGACAGTGCTGGCTTTGTGATTTTATTCGTGATGCTGTCGCCGACATACGAAGCCTTGGCTCCGATGTCTACCATTTTCGACCCGAAAGCTACGACTTTGCCTCCGGCTTCGCTGATCTTTGAGGTCAGTCCGCCGACAAAGCCTTCGCCTCCTCTTTTTCCAGAAGCTTCTATGGTCTCGCCTGCGGATACAGCCTCGCTCTCTGCGTTTCTGAGGTCTGTCGTGAAGGCGGACTTGTCGAGCTTCAGTGTTACCATTATGTCTAACAGATTCATTCTTCTCCAAGCCTCCTAAGCCCTTCCGACAGCCTGCCAACAACCTGATCGGCTGTTTCTGTAACTTCTTCGTCCGGTTTTAAAGCGTCAATATATCTCACATCAAGTTCTGAACCTAACGAGTTCGAGATCGCTTTAATGCAATCTGTCATGTAAATCCTGTACGAATGCTCCTCTGCATGGACCTTGTATCGGGCCATTGCGTATCTGAGGAACAGCTTTATGTCGCGCTTACCGCGATACTCTCCGAGGCAGAGCCAGATGAGGTCTCTGTCTGACTCTGTTGCTGAAAAAGCGCCATGACCTCGTCGTCATCAAAAAGTTCAATGAGCATTTTAGGCAGCGTCAAGAGCGAGAACTCAAACTCCTCGACTTTTTTCAGATTGAGCGCCGCCATGATCTGAATGCATTCCTTTTTGTGGTTCTTGATTACGTGAGCTGCGACTTTCGCCTTTGTGGATGTCTTCGCTATCTTCACAAACTCACCATCTGCCGTGATATCAGCTATAGGCTCGATGATTTCTGCAAGAACATCAAAGGCCTGCTCTCCCTTGATTTCCGATAATTTCATATGGTTCCCTCCTTACAAAGCTTTAGTTGCCATCAGCTGAATAGAACTCCATAGGAACCTGATCCTGATTGTTGAGAGTGTAGTGCCCTGTGAGCGTAATCGTTGTCTGGCCCTTGCCGTTCTTCGTGGTCTGAAGCGAAAATCCGTCAGTAGACAGAGCGTTGATCAGCCTGATAGCTGCCCAGCCTCCGTCCGTCCTGTCTCCTACCCACCAAATATCCTTGAAGTCTGTAAGCTGAAGACTGTTGCGAGGAGTAATCTTGTTGCCGCTTATGTCCGCCGCACCAAGCGCGAGCTGGATCGCTTCAGGTGTGATATCAAGAAGCGTGGCTCCAAGAGTAGCAGTCCAGTACTGAAGGTT